TGTTTAATTCCACCAATATCTTTTATTGCTTTTACATATAAATCAACATCATTCACATTGTAAATAATATTTAATGTTTTAATTGTAAATTTAACATTATCTGTGGATGAATATCCTGTTATGTCATTTAACTGTAAATGTTCAATTCCTATATTAATGATATGAAATTGTTGTTTCATCCAAGGAAATTGAAAATACGAGCCTGGTTCGTAGTAGCCTATTTCATTATCGTAATAGCCAACTTGTTTTTCACCAACTAATTTGAACGAAAAGCCAAAAAGTGTACCACCAAATAATAGAATTAAAAATAACATATTCATTACCCAAGACTTTGCTTTCAGCGACTTCACCATATTTTTGTTGAGAGTTTCAATATTGATCATATCATAGTATCCCAATGATCCTTTAGGGTGTGAACCCTGGCTGTTTTTTTCAAGATCTGTGTCTTTCATCCCTAGTAAAAAAGCTGCATTTTTATGTTGTTGATCAAGAATTGGTTGATATTCGTCAACTTCAAATGGAAGGAATTTTTTTTTTTTATTCATTTTAGAAAAAGACTTAATGTCTTTAAATTTTAACCTTGAAATATTTTAAAGTCAAAATATTTCCAAAATAAAGTTATTTTATGAATAAAAGAATAAAATTGATCGTTTAATAAATCAATTAAAGAATTGAAATTATCGAAAAAAACGAAAAAATGTTATCCGGGCGTGTTGTATTATTTGAGTTTGAAGAAAATAAAATAAAAGATATTTTAAAAAATGAAAATGTCGATAAATTAATTATTTTTGATAGCGAAGAAGCCAGATATTCTTATGAACAACTTTATCATCTTTATAAAGACAGAATTACCCTCTATGAAAGTGATGATATTGTTTCTTCTTTTGATTCATACTGTCAAGCAAGACAAGAAGAAGGCATTGAACCATTTGATCACATAGTAAATATCGAAATATTGCAACAATCAATAAACAAGACAAGACAAGACAAGCAAAGACAAGAAATTTGAATTTGATTTGTAAGCATTTTGAGCTGATTGTATAATAAGCTGTGTGTTGAGGGTCATTACGCTTTAGAAGAACAAATCGTTTCTGTTTTCAATGAATTACATGCCAGTCTGTTCATTATTGAGTCTCAAGTAGAAAGGGCTACTTTGATGACATAAAATTGATTTACATTAAAATTGATTTTTTATTGCAAAACACACAATAAAAAAGCTTCTCTGGTCAAACAGGTCTTTGACTAAAGTCCCTTGTTCTACATCGGAGCTGTGACGAAGATGAGAAAACATTATCCTGTCGATCTGAAGGACCATAGAACTGGCATCATCTATAAGTTCGGAAAGACAAAAAGTTTACATCGACGTTTGCCCATTGTGTTTTAATTTTTTGAATATATTTTTGAACTAAAAAAAAATTTTTATTAATCAAGTTTTATTTCATTTTCAATCGCAGCGCTTTGGGAGCTGGGTTGCGAAGTATTCTTTTGATTGTTTGGAATTATGTGTATAATTTCTTCATCAACGTGTACAAATAATGGTTTAGTCAAGCCAATGGCTTCGGGACAAAATTTTTCTACTTCATATCTGAAAAAAGGTTCGGATTCTTCAAAATAACATTCATTATAATTTTCATCAACAACAGCTTTTATTTTATTTGTTGCGGGTTTAATTAAAAATTTAACAACTTTTCCATTCAAAACATGAGAAATTATATATTTTTTCTCACCTAATGATATGGCTGTTTTAAACCACCATTGCTTTAATAAGATCATAGAGAGAGTTGTGTATGCAGCAAATACTAGTTGCCAATTTTTCAATAATGATTCAAGAGCAATCATCCCGTCTATATGATTTTTTAATACAGGCCAGTAAATATTTTTTAGAGCGATAATATTAATTATTGAAAAAATCCAAAATAAAATATCATACATTTTTATTTTTTATTTTTGTTGTTAAATTAATTTCTGCTGAACAATTGACAGGAGTGCGATGGAAATTACTACATATAAAAACCGGCAAACATTTTATAAATGACTTAAGCACAACGAAGTTAATAAATAAATAAATAAAAAATGAAACTATCACAACTATATATTTTTATGGGATTGTTATTCACGATAGCTCGTGGAACGGATCCTACCCTACGGGCGGAAGGGTCCAAACCATCGATCCAGATCACTCCTGAACAAGATCAATTTATAGACAAACTCGCTAATTACTATTCGAAACTTATGTTATCATTTGACCCCCTAGAAATATCATCGTCATTTGATGAATATTATGAAACTCACTCAAATGAAGTTGATCAATTTGCAAAAATAGTGAAAGAAATTCGCGATGATTTATTAACGTCTGATTTACTTTCAAACCTAAGTGAATTCGAAAAAAATGACATATTCTCCAACAAAGTATCTCAATACAATATCGATAAAATGAAATCAGATACAAAACCAAATACTTTTGAAGTAATTAAATTATGGTATTATCACAACAAAACACCAAAACAAGATGATGTCTCAAAATTTTGCACAGCTTTTGAACAAAATAAAGAAATCACTGAAGATTCAATTACAAAGGCTCTTTCTGAATTCAATAACAAACACGAATTCAATTCAAATAGAGATAAATATTTCATTGAATTAAATAACGAAGAACGCAAGAAATATTTAAAAGATAAAAAAGACGAACCAGATTTATCAATTCATCATGTTATTCCACTTAATAAACTTCAAGCATTTTTCAAAAATTATTATAAAATTCAAGAACAAAAAGAAGAAGAATGGATGACAACTCATACTTATAATTGGTATAAATTAATGAGTCAAACCGAAAGAAAACTTTTATTGAACGCGTTGAAACATCAACATATTGATTATCATGATTATTTGAAAGGATTAATTGATAAAGATTCTAATGGTGATGGCCCAAGCACATCAGACCAAAAGACCCTAAATCGATTGTTACTAAATCCAGCACATCAATTACAAGAAGATTCTGGATATTCAGACTTTATGGATATGATGCTGAGTTTACCAGCAGGTTTATCATTCCGAGGTCCCAAGATTAGATCAGATGATCCACATGATAAATTTGAAAAAAACTGTGCAATTATTTTAGGTCAAGACTATTTTAACAAAGTTAAAGCTCTTGATGAACAAATTAATGATTTCAATAAAAAATTTGATGAAAAAAATTTATTACAATATGATGAAGAAGCTGCTCGCATTTATAATCGCATTTTAATGATTCATCTTGAAAAAGGGTCTCAAATAATATTTGAATTTAATCCAGCTCATTGGATTCAAGAAAACGGAAAATGGAGAATCAAAACAATTGATGAATGGAATGCACTACAGCAGGCTGGCGAATTTCTTCAAAAACAAATAGCACAACAACAAGATTTAGATAGAAGAACAAGAGTGATTTCAATATCTGGAGGAGTTTTGTCTGGTGATTTTGTGCATTATAAGATCAATCGCAGACGGCGAAACATTATGAAAAACAATAGTCTTGAATTGTTAAAAAATAAATGCAATGAAAACAATGAAACTCCAAAACTACCGCGCAAAGCGCGGCCGGCGCCGAAGGCGCTACCGGAACGACATTTTTGTTATTCAAAGCCATATTATATGCTTTTACCTCCAGTTTATGTGTATTGTCGACTTTATTATTATAAATAAATTTTAATAAGATTTTAAAATCAAAACACACTATTTTAATACCTTATGGTAATAAAATTTAATTAATTCAATTTCTGATAATTCAACAAACATATTTTAAGATTTGGACATTGTTTTAACATTTTTTCAACATTTTCTTGTAATGGATAATCGTAACATTTAATTACTTTTTTATGATTATGATATTGACCATTTATTTCATCTTCAATATATTTAAAACATTTTTTAAAATATTTTTTTTTATTTGTAGAATATATATCAAGATCTCCTATTATAATTTCTTCAACATTTGGAAATATTAATGAGTTATCTGTTACAAAATATTCCATTTGACATTTATTAAATGTAATTTTTTTCAATTTTGGAAGTTGAAGAATTTTATGAATTGATTCATGTAAATTATCTTCATTTGTTTCTATAGTTATTGTTTCTAAATTTAAACATTTATCCAAATTTAAAGTTGAAATCAATAAAGGAGTAAAATCTAACGCAGTAACTGTTACATTTACTTCTTTCAAATTTGTATGAGTATGAAAATTATTTTCAAAATCTGTTGTATTAATTTTTTTAGAATAATTTTCACGAATAGCAAATAATTCTAAATATTCAATATTTGACGGTCCTTCAGGCCAAAAAGGTAAACTCAATTTTCTAATTTCTAATATTTTCAAGTTTGGAAGTTTGAAAATTTCGCTAAAGGCTTCTTTCGTGAAATAGAACCAACATCCTGATCCACTATGCAAATGTAATTCTTTTAAATTTAAACAGTTTTTAAACATTTCAATCCATGTAGACATTTCAAGTGTCAAAGCGTAAACACTCAAATATTCAAGATTATGAAATTTGACAATATCTTTACAATCTTTTTTTGAGGTACTGCTATCGCAATGAATATCTAGTTCAGTAACTTGATCAAAAAAAGCAACATCGTCTTGAAAGAGTTCAGGACAGTTTTCGGTGTTTCTAATAACTAATAGTGATTTATCAGTTCTATTTTTAATCTTGTCAATATCGTAACTATAATTATGATTTAGATTTTTTTTGGACATTTTTTATTAAAAATTTAAACTTTATATTTATTTATGAATACGTTTCCAAGGGTATCATCATCGACCTGTTCTTGTAATATTTGTGTTATAACATCTTCTGCTTCGTTTCTGTATAATTTTTGAATCTTTTTCTGAAAATTTTTTGAAATGGCACATTCGGTCGCGCTTTCCCCACCTTGGTAGGGCCCATGCGCGGTGTCATTGAATTCATTGAAAATATCTTTCCACATTAAAAAAGTTAATTTGGTAACATTTATTTTTCCTCTAAACCCTTTGCTCAAAATATTAAGTATTCTTTGACGCGTAATGCATAATCGAATCTGTTGCACAATATCATCATCTTCCGAAAATTCTTTTATTGTTTCTAAATAATTTTTGCTACGTTTTTTTAAAATAATAGGCAAAATATCCTCTCCATTATCGGCCTCGCAGATATCAACAACTCGGTAACAATACCCTTCACAAATAGAATTAGTTGCTATTTGTGAAAATCCAATTTCTAGTGAATACATTTCGTCTAAACACCCTACTGCAATTACAGGAACGGTGGTGAAATTAAAAACAGTTGAAAGATTTTTTACTGTCATCATATTTTTTTCTTCTTCGTCTGACCATACAAGAGATTTATTATCGAGTTCAATATAAAATACATTAAAATCAACATTTTCACAATATTTGATTTCTCTTTGTATCTTATTACCGAAGAGTTCTCCAATAAATCTTAACGTGGATCCTTGAAAACCTGATTTATGGAGAATATCTTTAGCTAATTTGCTTAAATTATCACATTTTTCTTTAGTGAAGTAAGAACGAAAATTAAATAAATTTGAATCTTTTTCTAATATGTGATTTCTTGATGCAAACCAAATTTCTCCATCATTATTAAGATAAACTGAAAAGTTACAACCATGAATTTTTTCTGTCACGATAGTTTTGCATTTTGCATATTTATCAATAAATTCTCCGGCTTTTCGTTCCCCAATAAGTGATTGAAACGGTTTAAAACATTCTTCGTTGGACATTTTTATTTTATTTCTTTCAATTTGTTAAATCTTCTCTCTTCGTTTGAATTACTCAAATGATAATTAATAAGATACCAAAAAATAAAATGATACAAAGCAAAAGTGAGTCGAAAATTCATTGATGTTATTTAATCTCGGCACATTTTTTGTGATGAGATTTTTTATTTTTTATTTTTTTTGCACCGCCTTTTTAAAGGTTAATTCTATTTTAATATTTCAAAATTTCAATTCCTTGATTGGTAAATTTATAGATTGTATACCACTCTAAATTTTCGTCATAATACCACCCTAAATTTTCTTCATATAATTCTTCATAAATATACTTCAAACAATCCAAGTGTACATTAGTAGCAGCAATTTTACATAGTTCTTTTTTGTAGTTAATATCGTCATAATAATATCTAGTATTTGCAATCACGTATTTGACACAATCTAAATGACCATATTCTATCGCAATAAAACAAATGTTTTCATCCCAGGCACATCCATTTTCATGTGCGTAGCGAAGACAGTCCAAATGACCGGTAGCTGCTGCATTCTCACACGTATCTTTATCCCAGGCACATCCATTTTCATGTGCGTAGCGAAGACAGTCCAAATGACCGTCAGCTGCTACAGCGCATGTGTTTTCATCCCAGGCACATCCATTCTCATGTGCGTAGCGAAGACAGTCCAAATGACCGTTTTCAGCAGCTTTAGAACAGATAAATGAATTTACATGGTCGAAATTAATATCGAAAAAACGTTTCGATAGTTGAGATATAACAATTTTTTCATCAACAGTGAGATTATTAAAAATAATCTCTAATATTTCGTTAGGTAGTTTATTCATCATGATTATATTATTTACTGATAATTTTTGGATGTTAAAAATCATATTTTTCTAAGATTTAAAATGAAATAACTAAACAAAATAATGAATTCTAAAATGAGCTCAATTGTTGAAAAAAAAGAATCAGATGCAGTTTCTGCTGCTGAAGAAGAATCAAATGCAGAAGAAACTGAAGAAGAATCAAATGCAGATGATGCAGAAGAAACTGAAGAAGAATCAAATGCAGATGATGCAGAAAAATCCAAATCAAAAAAAATAAAGACAATCAATTATTTTTTCCAAAAAAATCTTTTGACATGCTTGTTAGAGAAATAGCACAAGACTATAAACGTGATTTAAAATTTCAAGCAGAAGCAATAAATATATTACAAGTTGTATCTGAAGAATACTTATTGAAATTATTTCAAGACAGTCAACAATGTGCTAATCATGCAAAGAGAGACACTTTAACAGTGGATGATATGCGACTTGTTAAAATATTAAGAAAAAATACAACATTGGATTTTGAAAAGTAAGATATTTATTATCTATCCCCTTGGGCAGGGAGAGGCCCTTAAATTTATAACCAGGTGGTTATAAATAAATTTATTTTTTTTTGAAAAGAGCTACTCCGTTTTTGTCGAGTTCAACAAACCATTCAGTTTTAGAATAATCTTTTAAAATTCTTAAAGTTGTTTGTAAATCTTTTGTAAAAGTAAGTTTACCGCTGTTTATTAAAAATTCAAATTCATCTAATGAAAATAAATCACATGCGTTAATTTCTTTATTGATTTTGTGAAACATGATAGCTTTTATTGATTCGTATTCATCTAGATTGGTACAAAAATCGTTTTGAAAACCTCTCAAGCTGTTTATCATTCGAGTAACATGACCGGACGCGCATGTACCTCTGGATTCTTGAATTTCTTCTATTAATCTTTTAATCATTTCCTCTTTATGTTCATGATTAATGATGTAATAATAAATTGAAGCAAAAATGTCACAAGTCTTAATTCCATTAACAGTTGTGTTTTCAATTACATCAAAAAAAACTTTGAATTTTCGTCCATCAAACAATTTTTCTAAAGGGCGTTTATATTTGACGGGATATTTGCTCATAATTGCCTTTGCGACTTTTATTGTCGAATGAACAAATTCATGAACATTTTGAGAATCGTTGTATATATGATTTTGATTAATTTTCAATTCTGATGATGATGTGAAAATATGTGAAAATTTGAGATTAAAATATTCAAGAGCGTTTCCGTTTGGGAGGCTTTCTCTTCCAAGCGGTCGGGCCAATAACTCGTCATGAAAATTGCGCAATGAAGCAATAATATCAAATAGAATTATATCAAATATTTTATCACTTTTCAATTCTTCAATAATTTGACTATACATTTCTATTCTTTCATAATCGGATAATTCCGACTCTTTGTCATATAAATTCATTAAATTCATTAGTTTTATTGAAAAAGATGTCGTCATTGAAATGAATTTTAATTTGAAATTCTAAAAAGTTTAAATTACTTTTTTATTTGACAAAGTGACAAAGTACC